ATTTCATCCATATTGGTTTTATCGGTAATGTGTACCGTAATCCCAATGGCATCTGTTAATGCTAAAGTAACACGTTTAGTGCCTGTTTTGCATTCAATTATATCGCCCGCACTCAATTTACGCATCCCTTTTTCTGTCCAAGCAATGATCTCTCCCTTGGCACACATAAAAAAATGTTCTTTTTTGTGTACTTTCCCGACAATCAGCGTTCCAGCTTTTCGGGGCAATTTTCGGCAATACATACCACCGCTGAAATAATGCTCAGTATCAAATACTGGCTGTTCCATTTTGGCAATTTCGGCTTGTAATTGGTCAATTTCTTGACGATTTGGTACTTTAGCTAATTGTTCCAAAACTTCATATTGATGCTTAGAATCATCGCTATCAAAAGATAATTCACTGCTGGGGGTAAGTACAAGCTCCATCAAAATTTGCCTCCTGAGATGCCGCCTATTGCCGTTAAACTGCCTGAAACATATGAAGAACCATTTATAGTTTGTTGACCAGTTGTAGTTTGAATAAAATTAGGGCTTTGTAACCATAACAGCCAAGGTAAAGACGGTTTGCCAGTTGATTGGTCTAAAAATTGTCCTTGCGGAATATTGATGTTGGAATTTGTTTGTGTTGCCATTAATTTTCTCCAACTTCAGCTTTCAAGTTTGCTGAAACAATAACTGCTTTAACAGGGTCTGTTATTGCAACTTCAAAAATTCTATCTCTTGACCAACCTAATCGTCTCCAAATTGCACGATTTTTATATTTACCAACAGCACCAATACTTACCCAATGTTCGTTAGAGTACGTTGAACCGCCATCGTTTGACCAACGTAACATAGCTTGTGGGTTTTGACCTTGTCCATTTTCTAAACCAACTCCAGGCTGAAATTGGATTTGAAGTTCAGAAAAATATTGCCTTTGTAAATCGCTTGTAATATGGGGCGCACGTCTGATTCTTCTAATAGTTGAACCGTTTTCTGTATAGTTGTCATTATCTAAAGAATAAATGTTTCCATTAGCATAATCGCCAACCAAATACGAATTGTTGAAAAAAGCACCACAATTAGACCGATGACGATTGAATTGAATACCGTCCCAAGATAACCATTTATGCCACATTTGACTAGCAAGATCGTAAACCCAAGTTATGTTGATTGAAGGAAAGTTAACAACATAAAACTCGTGACCTTCTAATTGATATGTATAAGCAATTGCATCAGAAATTGTTTGATTTAACAACGTTTGTTCAACAGCATGTGTAGATATTCTTGTGAAAGCATACCCCTGTATAACGCCAATTATTCCTTGACCCCTGTTGTCTTTAGATACAAACATAAACATTTCTGAAAATTGAGCAACAGAACCAATAGCCGCACAACCGTGTTGCATCATTGTTCCTTGGATACGCTGAAATGGAAATGAAATAATACCCGTAATGACGTTTCCAACATCAACCCAAACTTCAGTTGTTTGTTGACCTAATAAATAAACTTGTCTGTGATTTGCTATAAGAGTAACAATAGGGTCTGGTGCGGCATCTTTTGTGCCGTAATAGGCGTTTGTAGACAAACTTGAACCTAAGTCTGTGCAAGCCCAATTTCTAGTTCCTACGTTGTTGTAAACATTGTAATTGTCGCAGATGTCTACAACAGATGCTCCTTGCCATGGTCCATCGCTTGGCGGCAAAATCGCAAACGTATTGCTGTTAGCAATCCAGGTGTAACGATTAACACCATCTACTATGTAAGCTGTTAGACCGTTTGCAGAAGTAATATTGTCTGATATTGATACAAATCCTGTTGTAGTTGTTAATGTTCCAACTTTTGTGTAAACGTATAATGTTGTAACGCTATAAACAGAAGCGTTAATAACTAACAACAAAATGGAATTCCCTGACAAATTACGCATCGCCCTTACTGGACCAACTTCAGGTTGAATAATTTTTGTTAATCCTGGGGTTGGATACAACGCAACAACGCCTCTTGAACCAGGCTGTTTTAGCGGGTCAATTTCAGGATAAAAATTGATACATTCTTGAGCGTCCTGATAAATACTAGGCGCTTCATAAGATGGACCAACAAAACCAAAATCAGGCATATATAACCCTTATCTAAAAAATCCACCCGACAAAATCCAACCAGCATCTTTGGAACGTGATGTAGTAATAACCTCATCGTACCTAGACACTTTGGGTGGCTTCATGTTTGTTCGTTTAACAGTTGATTTGCCTTTTGCGGCAAATTGTTGAACCAAACCAATTTGTGTTGGCGAAGCCTTGCCATAAGACGGCATCAAATATTCAGCTAAACACCATTCAAGAGCCATGTTATAGCCTTGAGGTAATGTGATCGTATCAGTTATATTTGTATATTGAGAAAACAACGTATCAGCAAACAAATGCATTTCACCTTGTGCTGGATTAGGCCATACAAAAATGTTACCTAAAATTTCTGTTGGTTGATAATAAAATGCTTTTGGCCATGGTCCATTTAGCGTTTTAAGACCAATCAATTGATAACTGTCGTAATCTAATACGGTCAATGGATAGTCTAAACCTCCATTGACAATAGGGTAACCATTACTATTTGTTGCTATACGTACAAAACCTGAATTTATGGATAAAGGTCTTGGGTAAAAAGCATTGATTGTTGTTGATGAAACGCCTGTTGGATAATTCACATTAAGTTGATATGTACCCGTTTCATTAATATTGCCTCCAGCTCCACTACCAAAAGCAACGATTTTAGTGCCGTTTGTTATGCCTGTACCAGATATTGTTTGATTCAAATTTATTGCGCCTGAAGTGATTGAAGTGACAGTTAAAGTAGTTCCTGATATAGAACCTGTGAACACCGCCCCTATTTCTCCTCCTGGTCCAATAGTGTATTGAGTTTGACCTGATGTAAGTGTCCAAATAATTTCGGATTGATAATACACCATCATTTCTTCATTTGACCATTGGTCAAGCATGTTTAACAACATATTGAAAGCATCTTGTGCCGCATCAGCAGTTGGATTTTCCCCAGCTTCTAAAGCACCAATGTCTTTTAAGGCTCTGCTAATAATATCTAATGGTGTAGTCATTTTTGACCTTTATACTAATGCTGGGATCATTCCAAAGGGAATGATAGACCATTGCACAACTGTACCCGCTCCCCAATTAGAATTTGTAACAGAAATTGCATATTGATTAGAACTAGAAGCAGAAAATGTAGGTGATCCCCAACCGCTAGAGTTAAAAGATAATGGTACTGCTAACTGAGTAAAGCCAGGAGCACCCCCGTAACCAGTAGGCGTTACCATAAACAAATAAGAATAATACCAATTAGTAGCATCCATTCTTACAGCTAATAAATAACCTTGCTGATTTCCTGAGCCAGTCAGTACAACAGATTCGCCTGTTGTTGTTAGATTATGCAAATATGATTGCATCATTCCACCAACGCCTTCAGCGCCATTGCTTTGAACAATAGTATCTAATGCACGACTAATATTTGAACCTATACTTAAATTATTTGTTCCTAATTGTTCGCCCAAACTTATTAAATTACCAATCCAAGCATTATTTGTTGTACTTGATCCGCCAAATAATTTAACTGTGCTTCCAGAACCTGCGCCTTCTAAGGTAATATTACCTATAAAAGTATTTCCTTGTTGAGTAGAATTATTTGTTATAACAGTTGCACTTGTACCAAAAGGCCAACAAGTAAATTGATCTAAATCAAAGAAATATGGATGTGCGCCAGAATCTACCAAAAGTGCAGTTCCGCCTGATGGAATATTGATTGCCGCCCTTGGCATTCCTGATGATCTAAAAGAATTAGTACCAGATCCAACCGATAATCTCATTGCAACTGTAACATCAGTATTGCAATTTAAATATGGAAATCGACATCCTTCTGTAAAATTACCACTAGTTAAATTGTATAACCTAACCCCGTTATATACATTTTTACAAACTAGATTTTTCCATTCCCACCAACCAAGCCCATCCACTCTTACCGCTTCATTTGAAGCATTATTTGTAATTCCATTTAAAGTCATGCCTTGCCATTCTGCGTTAGAAAAATTACCTGACCCACCTTGAATATAAAATATAGGCGATGCAGTTGATTTTATAATTACAGAATCTTTACCAGCAGTTAACAAGTTTGGCAAATAAAATCCCGATGATACATTAATAGTTGAAGTGCAATAATAAGTACCAGGAGGGAAAAAACCTAATTGCTGTTTATTTGTAGTTTGATTACAAATATATGTAAAGAAACTTTGTATTGCAGATGTGCAATCAACATTACCACTGTTGCCAGATTGCACAGCAGTAATTTGAGTAGCAGACATAAAATCGTATACGCTTACAATGTCCTGTAGCTTGGATTGAACTGTTCTTGAAATTTGAGCAGTTCCTGTACCTGAACCTACACCAGTAGCAGTAAAGTATGTTCCTACAGTATTACTAGTTGCACCAATACTTGTAAAATCTGTTGTCCCAATATAAGTAATTAAATAAAGTCCACCTACTAAAAAAGATCCTGCCGTTGTAGATGTTCCTTGTTCAAAAGCAATACTACTTGCATCATTAATAATTGCAGCGTTAGATGAGTTGTAAGGAATGTTGTCGTAAGTTCCTATTGTTGAACCACTAGCATTTTGAAGTACAAACTTATATGAATATCCATTAAGTAGCCAAATTTCTTGTGGAGTTCTACCATCAGAACCTAAAACAATAGGGTTTGAATTTTGAACTGTTGCAGATGAAGTTGTATATGTTGCTTGTTGTGTTGTGCTTCCAGCTTGATATGTATATAACAAACCACCAGCTAAAGGAACACCATTGGAATCAAAAAATTGTGCTCCTGCACCAGCAAAAGGAGAAAAATTAACTAATGGAGTTGTCATTGTTTAATCGCATCAAGTTGCGCCTCATTTAAACTGTTGATTATTACTTTAATCATATTCCCACCTTTGTTTGTAATGCTACAACTTGTGTTTTTAACGTGTTTATTTCTGTTATCAATTCTTTCATAGCAGAAACCAAATAGGGTATTACTCCAGAATTGTCCATTCCTTGATAATCAGGTATTGTTCTTGTCCCCATTACTGCTGGAGTTACAATATTTCCTTGCTCATCTTTTACTGCTGGTGTAACTTCATATTCTTCATCTCTTGTACCATCTTTAGTACCAGTAACTGAACGTGGCAATACAGATTGAAATTCATGAGCAATAAATCCAGAGTCACTAGATTTATCTGAAGTCCAATCAAAAGTTACTGGGTTAAGTTGTAGTATGACTGACTGTGCATTTGTAATTGATTGCACATTTTCTTTTAATCTATAGTCAGAAGTAATATTGTAAAGAACACCAGTTGTTCCATTTTGTGTAATAGAACCAATAGCAGTTCCAGCATATCCAAAATTGTTATAAGCATAACCAGAACCAGAACCAGAAACATGGCTTTGATAAAGTGCTCCGTTTGTATTTAAACAATAAGAGTTTGAATTACTTAATCCCCCTGGAGTTTGTGCAACTGCAAAATTACCACTATTATCTAGTGTCATTGCTTGGGTAAATGATACTGTTCCTCCAGTTGAGCCAGAAGAAGCTACGTTCCATTGATGCTGACCATTATATTGACTGTATCCAAGCGCATACCCATTAGATGCGTATACGTTATTTGTTCCGTTATAGTACCAATTGGACGTAAGCAACATATTTGTGCCACTTCCTGAAAATATTCCAGTACCTGCAAAACCTATGTTTATTGCTTTGTATCCAGAACCATAAGCACTAGGTGTAACTCCTACACCTAAATTACTTCCATCAAATTGCAGTCCAGACCCAGTAGCCAAAGCACTTGTACTACTTGCATATACAACACCATTTGCAGTAAATGAAGTGAGTCCAGTTCCTCCATAACCAGTACCAATTTTTGTTCCTTGCCAAATTCCTGTTCCAATAGTACCGACAGTTGTTAAACTTGAAGTTACAACAGTAGAATTTAAGGTTGTACCAGTTAAAGAACCCGCTGGGGCAGAACCGCCAATACTCAAATTTGTAACAGGAGTTGTTGAAGAAACAGTAAATGGTGCTGTTCCTGTTGAAACCGTAGAAGTAATTACGCCTGAAGCTGAAATTGTAGTAAATGCTCCAGTAGACGCTGTTGTTGCGCCTATCGTTGTACTGTTTACTGACCCGCCTGTAATTGATACACTATTAGCATTTTGATTACCAAGCGTACCAACAAGCGTAACAACGGCATTACTTGCCGAATTCAACATATAGACTTTTTGATCTGCTACATTGATAGCTATTTCACCTAAATTCAAATTACCGACGGTAGGAGTATTACCGCCTGTAATTGAATAATAATTTTGTATTGGGGTATACCCTGTTTGTGCCATTACACGCTCACTTTAAAAGTTTCAGGGAGAGACCAAGGTGCTTTTGTGTTAATGTTTTTATTCAAAGCATCTAATTGCTCTTGTAGCCTAGATTCTATGGCATTTACACCATTTTGAGTTGAATCTTCTTTTGCCCAAGCGCATACTGTTTCGTGTTGAATACTGTTGAAATCGGGTTTTGGCATGCGTTCTTTTATTGGTAACCAACCCTCTGTTGAGACAATATTTGTTCCATCAGTTACAGATGCAAAATAGCGTACTTGTGTGATTGTTTCATTTTCCGAATGAACTTCAAGTATTTTCCAATTAAACATCAGAATGTACCCCCGTTAACACCGTGAGATGTTCCTGTCCCGCCATAAGTTGTAGCAACAATAGTGCCTTGCCAATTGCCAGTTCCAATTGTTCCAACAGTAGTTAAACTGCTTGTAACAATAGTACTAGGCAATGTTGTGCCAGTTAAATTTGATACCGCTAATGACCCGCTGAAAACAGTCGCAGTCAAAGTACCCGTTGAAGGTTGATATTGTAGTTTTGTTGAACTTGTGTATTCAGTTGCTACGTTGCCACTTGTTTGATTGGCAAACAAAGGGTATCTTGTGCCAGTTGAAGTTGTGTCGTCTGTTATGGTTGCATAAGCAGTCGGCAATACCCAACTAGGGGCGCTTGTGCCGTTTGATTGCAAAACATAACCAGATGTTCCAGCGGACAAAAATAACGTGCTTCCTGACGCAGATTGATACGGAATGTACCCAGCTCCACCCCCGCTTAAATTAGTTGCGCTCGACACCGATAAAGTGCTTGCTGACACCCAACTTGGAGCTGAAGTACCGTTGGATTGTAAAAGTTGAGACGCAGAACCAACTGCGGTAAATCCTGTTGCACCAGTTGCGGTTTGATAAGGTATTTCCCCAGCCGCACCGCCTACAATGTTTGAAGCAGACCCAACTGAAAGTGTAGATTGACTAACCCAAGCTGGAATTGCTCCCGTTCCTAGCGTTTGAAGAATTTGACCTGAAGTACCCGCACTAAGGAAAGTAGTTGCGCCTGAAG